TGTTGTCAATTCTTCAACAGACTGAATCAGGGTCTGCACCAGCACCGATACAGCAGAACAAACAATGTCCTGTCCTATCGGTGCATAATTTGCGTGACCTCTGATTGATATTCCGTCTTTTTTGCGTTCAATAACTATCATTACATCAAGCCCTGCGATTTCAGAACCAGCGACCAAAGAGGAAGAATGATGTTAAAAGCAATGCCCTGAATAAGGGTGCGAATTGCTGCCATTGTAAGAATACTCATAGTGTCAGCTCCTTTAATCTATTACTTGTTCGTTACCCTGCTGTTTGATTTTCTCAATCAATGGTGCGACCTCTGCATAAGGTCTTTCAGCAAGAACATTCAAAATAAAATTTGTTTCTTCAACCGTCAAATTAAGTTTAATATCCATTATCCTGCACTCACTTTCAATGTTCCGTTATCATTCCAAACTCTGCCTGCAATAACAGGGTCAGTTGTCGGAATATCAGACAACTGCAAACCGCCGTTGATTTTTGCGTATTTATCGGTTGGTTTTCGGCTACCTTCATACAAACCGCCGATGTTGACCCAGTATGCTGTTGTCGGTGTTGGTGTTTCTGCGTTTTCACCAATACAAATATTATTGCCGCCTGTAGTTATAGCTCGACCTGCTTTATAACCGATTAAAATGTTATAGTCCGCATTATCACATAAGCTATAACCTGTTTCAGAACCTATAAAAACACTGTTTTTAAATCCCGTTGTGACACCCTGCCCTCGCCCTGCTTGTATGCCGATAGCGATGTTATAACTACCCGTTTTGAGTTTATACAAAGAATTTGCGCCAAGAGCAAAGTTGTTTGAACCTGTTGTAATTGCTTTGCCTGCACAATAGCCTATGCCAACATTACCGCTGCCCGTGGTACAGTACCCTAACGAATTATAACCAACAGCAGTATTATTGCTACCCGTTGTTGTTGTAAGTGTTTGTGCGCCAATCGCAGTGTTATAGTTTCCGCTAACATTTTGATATAGTGCCTGTAAACCTACTCCAACATTGAACGAGCCGTCAACATTTTTGTCAAGTGCATCAGCACCAATCGCAATATTTTTATTGCCTGTTTTGTTATGATTTAGTGCAAAAGTGCCGATTGCGATATTTCGTGTACCTGTGATATTTTCAGCAAGTGCAATATAACCGATACCGACATTTCGTGAACCAACCGTATTATCTCTTAAAGCATTAAGACCGATACCGACATTCCAAAAACCGCTTGTGTTATTTTGAAGTGCCGAACTACCGACAGCGGAACAACCTCTACCGCTTATATTGTTTTCGCCCGAATGTTTGCCGATAAAGATATTATCAAGGCTTGATTTTGTTGTCCTCATTTCGCAGGATATTTCGCCCGTGCTATCGGTGATTGTTTGTTCTGTGGGGTTAAAACCTGTAACTCTCTTGATTGAAATATCCGTTATTGTTCCCTTGAATGTACTCGCAGGAACAAACTCAATATTGCCATTTTCAACCGCTGTAATTCCTAGTACAATTGGATTCGCTTTTTGACCGTATAAGTCGAATAAATCCGAATTTCCGCACTTAACCATAAGAGTTTCAACAGATATTGTTTCGGAACAGTTAAAAGATATGCGGTATGTATTCTGTGCCGTATCTTCGGGCATAGTAAATATAAGAGAATTTGTATTTTCTGTTGTATGTGTAAAGCCGTTTGCAAAGTCGCCTATCCAACCGTCAGCCGTCCAACCGTCAGCACTTGCTAACTCTTCGCCGTATATAGGTTCTTCGTTTTCTGCCTGTGTTGTGAATCTATCATTTGTGACTATATCTTCTGGAATTTCTACATTATCGGGAAGCTGAACATTGTTTTTGAATTTGTAATGGTCTAAAGAATAAAACCCGAAATAACTGTTGAAACTTTCAACGGTCATTTCAAGGTTTTCAATTTTATATACATTAAAGCGAATAAAGAAACAATTTTCAGGTGTTTTTAAAACATTTCCAGTCAAATATATACGCTCAATAAAATTCATTGACAAGTCATACAGATACATTTCACCGTTGGTTGTTATCTGATATTCATAATCATTCAAAACCTCAATGTGAGGTGTAATGCAACATTCCTCATCACTAACGATATTACCGTTGTTATCAAGTCTTGAACTGTCAGTCCAAAAGCTCAACGGGTATGATTCAGGATTGTATGAGTTTTCTGTACTTCCTGTCCTTTCAACAACATCATCAACATTGATTTCGGGCATTTCGTCACGCTTCACATAGTCCGTCAAGTCAACATCAACTGAACCGCCCGAACCGCCGTTCTGTTCAACAGCTGCAAGCCTTGCTTCAAGCTGTGCCAAAATATCCGGGTATTCCTCGACAACGGCATCTGAATTATCAAGACTTTCATTGACCTTGAAGTCTTTATTTATTGCAGTGTGCCAAGCATAGCCGAGCGTGCCGTCATCATTAACGCACTTGAAAACAATTCCGAAGTATAAAGTGCCGATTGCCTTTGATGCTTCCTGAGAAAGAAGCCACGAACAAATAACAACATCGTCACTATTCGGGCTGATCTGCAAATCATCAACTGCATACAAGCCTTCGTGTGCTTCCTTTGTCTTTGAATCAGTGTTCACATAATGAACCTGAACCACATTACAAAGCGACATATCGTGACCTTCAATTTCTTTCGGCAATTCAAAGCTGAAACGCTCTGAATTATGGTCATTCTGTATTATGACTGTTTTTCCGCTTTCGTTCTTGATTTCCCTTGTTACCGGGTCAATTACAAAATGCGTGTCACAGTCATATATGCTGTGTAAGTGTGCCATTTTTGCACCGCCTTTCTGTTTGTTTTGTTAGTTAAAAAGCACCTTAAAAACCAACTTAACGGCATTTTTGGTGCTTATTTTGTGAAATTTTCGCAAAATTACGGTTTAAGAACCATTTTTGAGCATAAGAAAAGCACTCTGCATTGCTGCAAAGTGCTTCAATATCGTTGTTTAATTCCTATCTTTGAAAAAATCAGCCCAGTACGGATTTTCTTTGTCAAAGATTTCTTTTTGCTCAGGTGTCAGCTTCTGCGGATAATCGCTGAACATATTAAATATTTCTTTCTTATCAAAGCTGAACAGCCATTCGCCTTTGACTTCCTCTGAATTATCTACCCACCAAATGTGATCTGAAGGGCTGTTCTTGAAAAACTTATTTGATTGTTCCACTTTGACCCTTCCTTTGCTCGTTTTCTGCGGTGTTGATAAATCCAAGTAATGTGCGGAAATCGTTTGAAGAAAAATCGCTCTCGTCAATATCTATCATAAAATCATAATACGCTGCGCCACTCGATCTGCTTGAACAACCGAATCTGTGTTGCAAGGTGTAGCGTGGGTTGCCGTCAAAATCATTCCAGCCGCTTCTCGTTGCTGACTGAAGCTCTAAATATTGATAACCGCCGCTGTCTGTTTTACGCACAATAGCAGCGTGCCGCCCAACACACAAATAATACTCTTTGCCAGCTTCACACTGCTTTAAAAGCCTGTTTCCGACTGTTATTGATGAAGCACCTTCGGCTTTAAGGGCTTTTATTCCTTTCATTTGCGATAAAGTCATAAGGTTTAAAGCATTAGCGTACACTTCACGGCTTGAACCGTCTCTGTAATCAAGAACATTCAAGCCCAGCTTTTGCCCGATATAAGCAAGAGCAACAGAAGCACAAGAACCCCTTGTTTTATCGCCGCCTGATAAAGCAGTGATAATTTCTTCTTTTGACAATGCTTTTTTATGTTTTTCTACCGCCTTATAATCAACTGACCTTCTTTGAAGTATATCAAGAAGGCTGTTGTATTTTTCGTCAGTTGATTTTTTCGGTGTCATTATAACATCATTAGCAGATTTTGTCAACGAAGGCTTGAATTTTGCTTTCATTTCAGGTGATAACTGTTCCCAGTATGCCGTTGTGCCGCCCTTATCAAGATAATTAAGCCACGCTTCGTAATCTTCCCGGTCAGAATAAGCAGCCGCAGAGCAGCGGCAGTGTGGGTGCATCGGTGCGGCATTTTCACCGGGCATCATTTTTGACACCTTGAAATGCTTTCCGTCATTCGCTTTGCAGATGTCGCAGCAGTTGCTGTTTGCTATGAACTCATATTCTTCAAAGCCGTTTCTTTCAAAGCTCTGCTTCTGTGCTTCTGTCTGCACCCTTGCAAGCTCTGTTCGCATAAGCCGTTCAGCGTTATATGTTGAAGTGTTGAACTTCGCCGTTATATCCCTTGCAAGCTGTCGGGGGTTCTTGCCCTGTATCAAGCCTGTTGTCAACAGCCGTTCAAGGTCAGTTCTTAACAGGTCCTGATAAGCCCATATTCGATCTGAAAAAGTCGCATTGTGAAAAGAAGCATTCGGGATTGCGTGTGCAAGCTGTGCATTGTTTCGGATTGTCTTTCCTAAAATGCCTGCCTGCCTTGCAAGTTCTTCTTCAGTTCTGCCCTTCAGTATTCCTGACATAAACTTTTCAAGCTCATTGTGTCCGGCTATCATTTCAAGCCCGATGTTTGCTTTCAGCATTTCAAGGCGGTTTATCTTCATCATAGTGTTATAAAGCCGCATTTCTTCATTTGCCTTTGCTGAAAAGTCCTTGTCTTTGACATACCTTGCAGCTTTTCGCTCAAATTCTGCAATATCAGCCTTTTTGACACGCTTTTTCGCTTCGGCAAGGGTAATTCCTTCCTTGTCAGCATATCTGCCGTAAAAGGCATCTATTTGCGTTTGACACTCTGCAAGCATATCAGAGTAAATGCGCTGAATTTGCTTGTCATACTCTTTTTCGTCCTGTATGTAATGCTTCAGGGCTTCATCTTCCCTTTTTCGCCAGTATTCTTTACTGTTCATCTGTCAGCCTTTCAATCTCTGCAAAGACAGCATCTTCAAAAGCTGCAAAATCTGCCCTGCATTCTGCACGGTGCTTTTTGTATGCTTCTTTATCTCTCTGTGTCTGACCGATTGCCGTTTTATCAGGGTTTTCACAGTCGATTGTTGCTGAAAAAGTACATACAGCAACTTCATCAATAACGCTTTCCCCTGTAATGACAATACGCTTGTTTGATTTCAACATAAAAATTACTCCTTGTTGCTTTATTTAACAACAGCATTTCCGCTGTTATCACCTTCGGTTGTCGGGTTTTTTGGATCAGAACCAAAGCCGAGAATTGCATTGCTCGTTTTTTCAGCTGATTTTCTCGCTTCGTCTTCTTCTTTTTTGATTTTCTTTATTTCTTCAGAAACATCTTCAACAATGCTGAGGACTGAAAGCTGCGTTTCTTTAGATATAACACCTTCAAGAGCTGCTGCTGTTTCGGCTTCATTCTTAACATTTTTCGGCAGGTTTTCTGAGAATTTGAATTCGATGTCTTCCCAAGCGTTTTTATCAGCTATATTTGCCGGAATGCAGCAAAACAGCTTGTAACGCTTTTTAAGGCTTTTTGTTATCTTTCTATTGAAGAACTTTACAATATTGCTTGTCGGCAGCAGCTTATGTGCAAGAGCTTCACCCGTTGAATTGCCGAAGTTTTCATTACTTATGTCAATTATCATTGAAATTTTATGAATAAGGGCTTCCATTCGGTCAAGCAAGTTTTCTTGTGTTGCATCTGCTGTCGGTTTTGTTAAGAACTGAACAAGAATATCTTTTGCATCGTCTGTGCCGTACACGTTGATGATTCTATCGTCACGGATTCTGTAAACACCGTCTTTGTCAACCTCTGCACCCAAAATAACAAGGTACGCTTCAGCAAAAGCATCAACGTCATTTGCCTTTTCGCCTATTGTCTTATTGAATGATTCTGTAAGCCCTGCAATTGATTCAAACAGGCTCATTCTTTCTTCATTCATTACCCATTCAACAATAGGAAGCTTGCCGTAGGGGTTCGGGGTTTCTTCTGCTTCAATAAATGCATCGCCCTTGAACGGCTTTATAACATCACAAAGGTGAACTTCACCGTACTTCACAGCCCCGGTTTCATCGTAACCATAGCGAACCGAAAAGCGCGCCTTTTTTCGCAGTGTGTTTTCATAAACAACAAAGGCTTCAATCGGTGTATTTCTTGCAACCCTTGTGTGTGCTTCTTCGTCCTGATAGAAATATTCAAAAGCGTGACCGAATTTGCAGACATTCTTAATCATTTCAAATTCGTGATCTATGATGCCGTTTCTGCGGTCAAAATCCTGAATAATATCATTTGTTTTTTTGTCAGGGTGATGTTTTTTAATCGGTATGCCGTAACCGAAGCCCATAAATATATCAGTAATATATTTCGGGAAGTTTACAGCAAGCCTGTTGTCAGGCTTCCACTGCTCTTTTTCAGGCTCCAAGAAGATATTGTGAAAGCCTTTGTATAAGTTTTCTAAATATCTGTATCGGGGCAGCCTTTCTTCGTGCAGCCTTATGTATTTATTTACAAGCTCCATTGTTATTTCTTCGTCCGGCTCACAGAAAAGCGGCTCAGGCAGCTTGTAAGGTCTTTTCTTTTCGTTCATCGAATACCACCTTTATTTGAAAGTTTTTATCTTTGCCTTGCCTTTGCGTTCTTGTTCTATTGAATAGCGCAGCATTGCCATTGCATCATCTTGAAATGGTACAGGTTCATCAAGATACTCGCCTGTTTTTTCATCTTTGCGCCATTTCCACTGTTGAATTTCGGTTATGGTGTTGATACAAGAAGGGTGAATGTGAATTTTGTGTTGCTTCAGGTAATCAATTTGCGCCCTGATTGAACCAGTTGAACCGCCTTTGTTCACTGCTCTTGCCCTATACCCGGCTTTACACCACATCTTAATGCGGTCAGGCTCTGCGGAATCACACCACATTGTCAGCCCTTTATTAAACCCCTTGTTATTTGCAAGCTGTATAATTTCCGCTGTGTCCTTTTCAAACACATACAGTTCTTTACACAGATATAATTCACCGTCTTTGAACCCGACTTCACCGATACAGTTTGCGTGATTGAAGCCGAAGTCCTGAGCATTCACCATGTAATCAAATCGGTCAGATGAAGTGTCAAAGTCCTCTATGATGTAATTTGACAAAATCAAGCCGCCGACTTCGCCCCATTCACCAAGCCCATATATCAAATAGCCTTCGGGGTCAACCTGCTTTCTGCGCTCCATTCTCGCCTTGTATGCTTCATCAACAAAGCGATTGTTTAAATATGTTGAATGGTGCGTTAATACATTCGGGTCAGCTATATCAAAAAAGACTTTCTTTATCCAGTGCGTTTTGCTCACCGGGTTGAAAGTCAGTCTGATCTGATAGAATTGTCCTTCGGGCAGCTGTCCTCTTAATCGGTCATCTATGATTTCAAGGTCAGCTTGCGTGAACTCTGTTGCTTCTTCAAGCCATACATCAGTTAATTTGCCATTTGCAAAGGTGATTGATTTCAGCTTTTCACGCTGCTTGTCATCGTTCATACCCCTGAAAATGATTTGATTGCCGTTAGCCTTGCAGGTCAGCTTCAAGGGTGATTTGTTTATTTGCCAGTATAATTCAGCTTTATCGCCAAACATACGATAAATAGCACCTGTAAGCTCTGCAAAGGTGCTGTCACGGTTTGTTATATCTGATTTACGCATTGCAACAAGGTTTCTGCCCTTGTCTTGCATAAGCCTTAAAATATAGTTTTGCGCCGTGTCAACGCTCTTGCCTGAACCTGCGCTGCCTTTCATCACAATGTATCGCTTTGTGCTGCGGTTGACTTCCCTGAATCCGGGGTTTGCTTTTACGCTGATATTCATTCAGAATCACCATAATCAACCGTGATATTAAGCTCCATATCAACAGTTTCATTGACCTTATCTGTGTAAAGTCCGTACCGCTTGCCGAGTAATTCAGCAGCCTTCAAGCGTTCTTTTTCGTCAGGGGCTTTCTGCATTGTTCTTGCTTCACTGTAACCGTCACCCTGACCCTCAACAACAACAACTTCAGACTGTGTTTCACCCCTCAAAACAGAAGTAAGGTATTTAAGCACTTCGTCTTGATCTGCTATCAATGCAGCATCTTTTTCTGCCATTCGGTCAGCGATATATTTTTTGATTTCAGGTTTCTTCAAGTTCTCGACACCTATTGAATATGCCGTTTTCTTTGAATACCCAGCCCGAATTGCAGCCTGTGTTGCGTTCAGGTCAATCAAATATTCATCGCAGAAACGCTGCTGTTTTGCTGTCATTTTCGCCATTCCGCAACACTCCTTTCATTAAAGCGTTATTTCTTCAGGGAACGGCGGTTCGTTCCGTTCTAATTCAGCATATAAAAAACGAACTATCGCAGCGTTAAACGCTTCGGACAGTTCGCCTGTTGTAGTTATTATTTTTCTTGTTTTGAGTTCCCAGCCGTTAAGCAAAAGACAATTTACAATTTCATCAAAGAATTTCGGCTGTTCTATCGGCTGAATAACGGTTTTTATTTGCTTCATAGGGTATTTACACCCCCTATGTATTTAAAGCCCTGAACAGCCCTGAAATGACCGCCAAAGCCGCTTGTTTTAATGCTGCTATTTATTTTTTTGCCGTTTTTTAATTCAGATCGGCGCATTGATTCAATATTTTTCTTTTTATTGTCACCGTAAAGCCTTGCAGAACACTGCACCCATTTTTCGGACCGCCGCAGAGCTGCACAAAGCTGAGGATGTGAAGTGTGAAAATATGTCGGAAGGTGTTTGTTTCGTCTGCCGTTTCCTTCAAGGTGATATTGTGCAATAGCGTTCAGAAACCGAGTGCCAACACCTGCACCTTGCCATTCAGGCATTGTGACAAGTCTTGTTGCCCTGTAACCCTTTAAGTGAAACCACGGCGAAACAGCAAGATGACAAGCAAGTTCACCGCCAACAGTTCCGACAAAGTATTCAGCAGCAATCGGCATTGGTAAATCTAAATAATAATGCGGTTTAAAATATCGCCAATAACTGCCGTTGACCTTCCTGATTTCCAATTCAATAGTTGGTCTTTGCCGGGGGCAACCTCTTTCAAAGGTTTTGTTATTTGTATCTATAACCCAGTCAGGCTGAAGCCAGTCAACAACATCAAAATGCGGTGTTAAAAGAACAACTTTGCCTGTCGGGTTTTCTCTGCGCCAAGCCTTTTGAAAAGCCTGTGCGCCTATTTTTGCAATCTGTCTGTCTATAACTGAAGTAAATTCATCAACAACAACTTCAGCAGGCTTTTCACAAATCAGCCTTGCAAGCCCTGCCCGGAACTGTTCACCGTTTGAAAGAACCCTGAAAGGACGAAGCCAAGCCGGAACATCACCTAAGCCAACAGAAGCAAGAAGCCCTGTCACGGTGTTAAAGTCACCGCCCGGCAATATATCGTCAATAATAGGTCTGTCATTGTTCCAGCCTTCGGCAAGGTTTACAATCTTGTTTTCACTGAAAATCTGTTTGCCGATTGATGTTTTGCCTGAACCTGAAGCACCGACTACAACCCCGATGTTCCAACTTCCCGACAAATCAACATTTTCAATCGTTAAATCAAAATTGCAGCCGCTTTCTGCATTAAAAAGGCTTTTAACCCTTGCAGCTCTGTATGTGTCAAAATCACTTACTCTGTTGTGAATTTCAATCCTTGTCATACAGCAACCACCTTCAATTTAAAGCCTTCAGCTTTCAGGCGGTTGTATATTGTTTCTTGTTCTTTTTCGTCTTTGCAGATCACAACAACTGCATATTGTTCTTTATAAGAAAACCCACTCAAAAAAATCACTCTTTCTGTTTTAGATTTTCCCATTTGTCCGTATGAATCGCCCTTCAGGACCTTAGCGAAAAGGGCAGGGGTTTAAGTCCTTAATGCAAGAGGAATACAAGAAGGAGGTGTCACACAATGAAAAAGACCAGAACAGTTTATGAATGAATGTAGAACCCCTTGCACATCTCGCCCATAAAAAAAGACACCAGCCCCCACAGCCGATGTCTTTTGTATATCTTTTCACATTTTACATTATAGCACTTTATTAACATAGGATTATATAGGAATTACATAGGATTTTGCTGATTTTTTAAAATTTTTGCAACTTTTTCAAGTGCTTTCCTGTGCAAATCCAGTGTATAAGGGTATGACTTCGGCAATTCTGAAGCAACAACAGTTAATTTCTTATATTCAACATAATGTTTGTAAAGCAAATCATAATATAATGAGTTTTCAAGCCCGGCAAGCTCAATAACCTTGATTCGCTTGCTTTTTTCGTCAAGGAATGTGATTATAGCTTCCTGTATTTCTTCTCTTTTTCTTTCAAGTTTCAACACAAAGTCAAGTACCTTGTCAGATGTGCCGGAAGTCTGCACCGCTTCCCGGTCTGTTGGTGCAGTGATGCTTGTTTCGTATTCTTCAAGCTGCTTCAGCTCTTTTTGTTTGTTATGTATGACTTTTTCAAAGCCTTCTATCTGTTGCAGATATTCTCTTGCTTCGTCAATATCAATCGGGTGCATTGCTGATCACCTTCCTTTTATCCTGTTGAAAGTTGCTGTTTCAGTGCTTCAGCCCTTGCTTTTACACCTTCATCCTCAGCAGCTGTTTTTGACTGCTTATATACAGGCATTTGCTCACACCTTGCCTTGAAGCCCTTCATACTGAAAGAAGATGTTTCTTTATCGTCAAAATTGCCGTTCAACACCTTTGCAATGTTTTCGGCTTTAATTAGCCAATCGAAAGAAGCCTGCCACTTTCTTTCATTGTTGCCTTTCAAGAATGACGATGCTTCAGCTTTTTCAAAGGCTGTTGAAATATCTTCTTCAGTAAACTGTCTCAGGCTTTTTGCAATTTCTGTTTTGATAGAATCAGATAAAACTATAACTTTTGAAAGGGAAGGGCAAAGGTTATTGAAAAGTTCGGCTATTTGCCGGGCTTTTTCTTCATTTATTCCCTCTCTTTCTTCTTCTATTTCTTTATCTTTATCTATTCTTTTCTCTTTCTTCTCTGCCTGTCTTACATTAGTTTTTCTGTTTGTTTTTCTGTTAGATTTGCCTCTTGTTAATGTTTTTTGTTTAGCTTTGTATTCCTTCATATAGCCACGCATATATTCTTTTTTGCTTTCAAGCTGGTCAAGGTTTTGATGCTTGCCCCAGTTCGGAATTGTTATAACACCGTCAATAATGTCAATCATTCCGAACTGCTCAAAGGTCTGCAAAGCAAGCCTGACAGTGTTTATAGGTCTGCGAAAGATAGTTGCAAGCATTTCATCTGTGTAAGCGATTCTGTCATTCAGAGTAAATACACCGCTGTTATTCTGCTTGCCTGCCATACAAAGCAGCTTGAACCATATAACAATTAAGCTGTCTTTTTCCGGCAAGCTCTCAATAAGAAGAATTTTATCATCATCAAAGATGTCTGTTGTAATCTTTATCCATTTAACATCAGCCACTTTTACACCTTCTTTTTTCGTTTTTTGTTGTATTCGTCAATAGTCTTGCTGTAACAAGAATAAGAACATAAATACTTGCTGTCTTTTTTATAAACATAATCGTATTTTTGCCACGCAGGGATATAAAAGGATTTGCCACATACAGGGCATTTTTTAGATGAACCCAGCCTGTAAAATTCAGCCACTGTTTGCAACTTCCTTTCCGTCCATTTTCGCACCGCAGTTCGGGCAGTAGTTTTGGTATGTATCATCAAGCTTTTTTCCACACTCTGAACAATATTCAATTTCTTCGGTATACGGCTTATTGCTCGGGAAATTTCCCTTACATATAGGGCACTCTATGCGGTAAAAGCCTCTGTGCCTTTTATGTATAATCTTTCTTCCGTGCCTTACCTCAACCACAAGCCCCTGCTGTTGTTTATTCAGCAAATCAAAAGCCGTTTCGACTTCCTCAGGGCTATAATCACCGCTGACAGCAACTGCGGCTGAACCGCAAAAACAGCAATGCTCGTTATAGTCAGGTGTGATTTCACTATGACAATTCAAGCAATAATAATATCCGTCAAGCATTGTTGTCACCCTCTCTTAACTCTGATACTCTCCTGATTTTGTATTTCGGTATAAGGTAATAATAATATCTTTTAACCGTGCCGCCCTCTATGCCGTGAAGCTGTGGGGTGAATGTTTTTATTTGACAATCAATGTGTGCCTTCCTGATTCCCACTTTGCAAATCGCATACAGAGCAGCGAAAAAGCCTTTTATACCGACATATTCAACCTCAACTTCAGGGCGCATTATTTTCGGCATTTTCACTCCGTATCACCTACCAATTTTTTTGCAAGTGATTCCGAACATTCTCTTGCAATATGAGCTTGTTCGAAATTCAAATTTAAAAGAAGAATAAATTCCTCTGTGAATGTGTGTGCAAAATCTTTTATTCCCACTTTATAGAATCGCTTCGCAGCTTTGGTTTCTTTTGCTTCTGCTTCTTCAAGAAGTTTCATAAGCCGGATATTATCTGACTGAATGTGTTTCATTATTGCAGTTTGCCTTGCTTCCTGAAATGCTCCATAATTTAAGACTGTCTCTGACTGCGTGTTTTGTTGTGACACTAAGGTTTTATAATAAAAATCACGTTCTGCTTGTAACCTTATAACTTCTTTATCTGCGTATTCACAATTCATATTTGCGTTAATGATATCATTCTGCAACTGTTCATTATCCATTTGCAGGGCTTTAATTTTTGCCTGTTGGTGGTCAAAAATATCAAGAATATCACTAACAGAAATATAGCAATCGTCAAATTTGAATATATTTTGTGTTCCGTATGGTCTCATACGCTCTATAATTTCATTTGTTGTGATTTCATTCGGCATCGTTGTCACCCACCATTCCTTTTTTTCGTTTCATCAACCGCATGTTCAATTCCTTCTGTTTTAATTTTTCAAATTGTGTCATTCTGCCACCCCCAGCCTGTACCTTTTAACCCGGCATTTTTCGCCGTATCGGTTCTTGACAACATCAATGCTGCTTGTAATGTTGTAGCCCTGCCGCTTCAGATCAGATATTCTTGAAGCAAGGCGCATAACCCCTAAATCTTGCAGGGCTTCAAGCTGTGTGATGCTGCCGAACTCGGCAATATAATCAAGTATTCGCTGATTCTGTGTAGGTTTGCTGTGTACGCTCATTTTTTACACCTCTTTAATGCGGATGCCGTGAACCCACAGCATCAATTTGCGTTTTATAATATAGTCTTTTGTTCTGAAGCCCTTTGTATCTTCAACAATTGGCTTGCCGTTTTCTATATAATAGAAATCAGCCTTGTATGTTACAGCCCTTTCAAGGCATTTGCCCTTTGTCTTTTTTCCTTTTGATTTTATATATTCTTCACGGCTTACATTTTCATATTGTGCCGGGATAAGTTCAAAAGACTTCTGCAATTCAAGGTTCGTGATTGCCCCTGCTCTTTCGAGCAGAAGCAATTCACTATATCTTTTCGCTTCACGCTTGCTGTCAAAAACAATGCCGTTATAACTGAATTTTTTGTTGCCGTATTTACTCACTTAAACAACCTCATTTGCTCATAATTTTCAGCAGGTCCTTCAACCTCGACTTTGACCACATCGCCGTACTTTTCGC